CTATGGCATTGAAATCAGGAATGAGTAAACGCCAGAAGATGCTCAAGAAAATTGCAGGTGCATATGCACAAATGATGAAACGTGAAAGTATAAAAAATGGCACAAACGCCTCCAGAACTAGTTGAAAAACAATGGCAAGCTTGGCAAGAAAAGAATCCTGTCATTGACCATATAGACACAGATGTACTAAAATCAAAACTGATTGAAGACTTATCTTATGCATCTCAAATGGATGTTAAAGAGTATACTTTATATCAGAAATGGTGTGAAGTGAAAGAAAGATATCCTGTTGAGAATATCTCTACACTTTGGGGTGACGAGTTACAAATGGTCAATAAAGGCCAAGAAGAAATTATCAAGAAAGTAAAAACTAACTTTTGGATGCCAAAGAATCCAGATGATTATGAAAACCTAAAACCTAAACTTGTATTACATAATGGACCATTGGCAGAAACATGGAATGCCATTCGTACATTTTCTTCCACAATGAAGAACAATTCTAACATTGGCCGTAATCTATTCTATGCGGTCGTTGATGAAGTCACAGGAAACTATCTTGGTGTCATCTGTATTTCATCTGACTTCTTAGACCTAACACCTAGAGACAATGCAATTGGATGGTCTAGGGATGTTAAAACACAACAAGGTATGATTAACCATACTGCAATCGGTTCTACAATCGTTCCATTGCAACCACTTGGTTACAATTACATGGGTGGTAAATTGTTGGCCTTATTGTGTTTGGCTGATACAGTACAGAATGATTGGAAGAAACAATATGGAGACACTCTTGTTGGCGTTACTACAACGTCACTCTATGGAAAAACCAAAGCAGGTGGCCTATCACAATACGATGGCCTCACGCATTGGAATGCTATGGGTTTTTCTTCAGGATCAGTTGCATTTGAACCTAAACGTTCTACTGCTAACATGGTGTATAATTGGATTAAAGAAAACCACACAAGAAAATACTTTGAATGGTGGGATGCCAAGAACACACAAGGACTTCCACTGAAACGTGACCACAAAAATCGTTCATTGAACTTTGCATATTCCAAACTTGGTATTCCTAAGGAACTTATCCGTACTGAACACCAACGAGGTATTTACTTTTCTCCTCTATACGATAATACCAATGAATATCTCCGCAAAGAAATCGGTGATAATGCCTTGGTAAAATCGTTTGATACAAGTGAAGAAGCATTGACTACCATTTGGAAAACCAAATACGCTAAAGGCCGCATCAGGCAATTACAAAAGAAAAATACGGTATCATATGAAAACCTATTCTATGATGACCTAATTTATTTGACTTGGAACGAAACCAAGGCCAAATATTTGCCACAGGTTGGCAGATAGTCAAGTATACCACAATTATGCTTGACAAATCATATACATAAGTGTATGATAGTGATTCTAGTGACGCAAAACTAGGAATTTTTTATTTTATTAGGAGTTATATTATGAGCAAATTATCCGCAAAAACACGTATGTTGAACACTTTGAAGAAAACAAGTGGTTACAACACATTCACTACACGCCAGGCACAAGTTCGCTTTGGTATTAGTAACGTTGCGGCACGCATTGACGAACTACGTCAAGAAGGCAATTGCATTTACACAAACACCCGTATCCTTGAAGATGGTCGTAAGATTTCTTACTACCGTTTGGGAACACCAACTAAGGCTATGATTAAATCTGCTTTGAGTGCAGGTCATTCTTTTACTGCTTAATTGCAGACACGGGAACCGCTAGTCGGTTCCCCTTTTTTTATATCTTGGAGTCTACATGGAAATTTCAATTAAAACAGAAGAACTAAGAAAGTATAGTATCTTCGTTGCAACACCAATGTATGGTGGGCAAAATCACGGTCTATACATGAAAGCATGTTTGGACTTACAAGGTCTTTGTATGCAATATGGCATTCAAATTAAATTCTCATTCTTATTCAATGAGTCCCTAATTACTCGTGCAAGAAATTATCTTGTTGACGAATTCATCCATCGTTCCGAATGCACACACCTGTTGTTCATTGACTCGGACATCAACTTTAATCCACAAGATGTTGTGGCTATGTTGGCATTAGACAAAGACGTTATTGGTGGTCCTTATCCTAAGAAAGCAATCAAATGGCGTGCAGTCAAAGGCGCAATTGCAAAGAATCCTGATATTGAACCTCAACTACTTGAAAAAGTTGCTGGTGACTTTGTGTTCAATCCTGTTAAAGGTACATCACAATTTAACGTTACAGAACCATTAGACGTACTAGAAATTGGTACAGGTTTTATGATGGTTAAACGTGAAGTATTTGCCAAAATGGAAGAAGCATATCCAATGATTCGTTACAAACCAGACCATGTTGGCCAAGCCAACTTCGATGGTTCACGTTACATTCATGCCTTCTTTGATACAGTTATTGACAGCAAAGATTCTATCACAGGTGGTGGTTCAGACCGTTACTTGTCGGAAGATTATATGTTCTGTCAAATGTGGCGTAAAATGGGCGGACAAATCTTCTTGTGTCCTTGGATGAGAACTGCACACATTGGTACATATCACTTCCACGGAGATATGCCAGCAGTTGCCAATTACGTTGGAGAAATGTGATGGAAAAAGGTCGTAAGTTTGACGGTGGTAAGTTAGAATACGGCCTTTTACCTCCTTTGGCGCTAAAGGCAACAGTAGATGTGTTGACCTTTGGTGCTCAGAAGTATGAGAGAGATAATTGGCAAAAAGTGCCAGATTCTAAGCGTAGATACTTTGATGCCTTACAGAGGCATATTTGGGCTTGGAAAGAAGGCGAACAAATTGATGCAGAATCTGGTAAACATCACTTGGCACATGCTATGTGTTGCTTGATGTTTCTGTATGAACATGATATAATGTATTCTTTAAATGATGGAGATGTGAAATGAAACTTTCAAACGAAACACTAAGTGTGTTAAAAAACTTTTCTGGAATCAATCAAGGTATTGAATTCAAAAAAGGTAACAAATTGTCTACTGTGTCCTCAGGTAAAACTGTACTTGCACAGGCCACAATCAAAGATGATATTCCACAGGATTTCTGTGTGTATGATTTGAATCAATTCTTATCCGTGCATTCTATGTTTAAGAATGGCGTTGAATTGGAATTTGATGAATCGAATGTTATCTTCAAAGGCGACCGTAGTAAGATTAAATATCGTATGACTGCCAAGAATATGATTGTTACTCCTCCAGATAAGACAATTAGTTTGAATCATGCAGATTGTGAATTTACATTGACAGACTTGGATCTTGCGGAAATTATGAGAGCTGCAAGTGTATTGTCATCACCTCACGTTGCTGTTGAGTCTGATGGTGAAACAATTAATATTGTTACATTTGATGCTAATGATGACGCACAACACACCAATTCAATTCATGTTAGTGGTGTGGCAAATGGTAAACAATATCGTGTTGTATTTAAGACAGAAAATCTAAAGTTGATTCCTGGTTCATATAACGTTCAAATCTCATTCAAAGGCCTTGGACATTTTAAGCACACAACAGAAGACATTCAATATTGGATTGCCTTTGAGTCGAAAGAAAGTAAGGTGTAATATGGTAGATAAGGTAACAACATTGTTTGGTGACTTCGATGAAAAGCAATTGAGGTCACTCAAAGGTTACGTTGATGAATTGGTTGTTGCTATGACTAATCAAAAGTCTACAGCACAATCGATGGCTGATATCATTGCTCTTGCAAATGATGAGTTGAAGATACCAAAGAAGATTATTCGTAAAATGGCTAAAATTCAGTACAACCAATCACTTCCAGAAGAAGTTGCTGAATTCAAAGAACTAGAGGCACTTATAGAAGGGATTAAAGATGTTAGGTAAATTTTTTAATATGTTCAAACTTAAACCAAAGCATGTTGAACAACCAAAACCAGTAGACGTTGAGAAAGAAGAGAAGGCTGAAGTTGTACATCAAGCAATGACAGCACCATATGTCTGTGAACCTGCTAAACCTATTGTTACTATTGAATCAATGGATGAACCTAAATTTGTACATGCAAAAGTAGAAACAAAAGTTGAAGAAGTGGCACCGGTACAAGAACAAAAACCTAAACGTAAACCTGCTACTAAGAAGCCTCCTACAAAGAAGGCATCCAAATCTACAAAGTGATTGACATTTTGTATTGAGTGTGTTACAATGAATTTTTATATTATGAGGTCTTTGAATGAAC